ATATACTGAAACTGCATGACTATCACCTAAAATTAACTTGTTATTAAAATTTTTTGTACTTATTATTTCAGGTATTTTATTACAAGATAATCCTTTTAAATCTTTTCTTTTTTTACAAACAACATTATAATCAATCATTTCATTAATACAATATACTTTACCTTTAAATGAATTTAACTTTTCTAATTTTATATAAAAACTATCTTGAACACCACCAAAAAAATTAAATATTCCTTCTCTGTAATTTATACCTTCTGATAATATTAATTCATCATAGTTATTCCAATCATCTTTTTCAGTTAATACATCGGCTTTAAATATATTTTTTAATACTAATGTCCAACCTCCATTGTGACTATTTAAGCTTTTAGCTGGATTACTTACTAAACCTACTATTGCTTTTTTATAATTCATTTTCGTAATTATTTAAAGCACCTATGTAAGCTGCTGCATCTAATAAATTATCTTCTTTATGTGTATAAGATTCTCTAGATAGTTTAAGTGCTATCATCGCCATATACATATCTTTGGCTGTAAAATCTTTACCTGTTGCACCTGATGCAATCTTTGCTGCTCTTTTCATACCTTCTGAAAATGGACCATATTGTCTTTGCTTTTCTTCAGAACGTATGTTAATTATTTCATTAGCTTTTTCTAATATGTTCATAACCCAAGTATTTCATCTTGTGATTCTTGTCTGTTTCTTAGTTCAGCCTTTGCATCTTCTCTGTGACCTTTAAGTGTACTGCCGCTTTTTATTATTTTGCGTAGGTCGTCATCCGAATAGAATGACCAAAGGTAATGTTTGTAATTATCCATAATATTGTTTTTAACAAATATATGTATTTTTATTTAATTAACAATACCTTATTTTACTTTTTTAAAAAAATCTTTAATTAGTAAACTACTTATTAAACTTTTTTAACCTTTGTATGTAAAGTACAGCATCCATTAGTTCTTCTTGCAAATGATTAAGAAACGAATAAAAGCCATCAGGACTATCCTCTAAGGTCGTTCCGTATTCCCTCTGTCCTTTCTCACTACGCTTGTCCATTATGTACTTTACATCTTCTACTATGCCATCTGTTTGCATCTCAAAGTATTTCTTTTTACTATCACTCATTCATCTATCTATTTATATTGTTCTAAATATTCATCCAATAAGGTTTGTGCCTCATAAACTGCTTTTTTCCTTTTGTCTATTCCTTGTTCCGCAGAAGAATATCCTAACCAAAGCATTTTATTTACAAGTGTAAATTTTGCACATTGCTTTTGAGTATCACTCATAACCCTAATTCTTTTTCTTTTCTTAGTTTCGCTATTTCCTTTTCCAGTTCTTGTACTTTCTTTTCTGCTTTTTGCGCACGTTCTACCGCCCTAAGTTTAGCAGTCCTATACTCACTTAAACCTTCGTTGTAGTATAGTTCGTTTGTGTATATGTCCGTTATGTAATAGTTGATGTCTATAAGACTTCCCATTAACTTATCTACCGTGTCGGTTGGTTTCTTCTCCTGCCATTCTAAAAAAGTATTTGCAATAATATCAAAGTTGGCCAAGTAGTTAATGTGTTTTAAATTGTGTATTTTTTTGTTCATTTATATTCTTGATATAGTTTCTCCAACTTATTATATATCTCATTTTTGAAACATGGACTACAATTTGTAGTAGGCATATTAGTCTTAAATACTCTATTAAATATCTCTAACATTCTTTGTTGTTCGTCTGATAATATTGTACTTTTGCGGTTCTCAAACTTCTCTTGCAAATATATAAATTCATCTTCATTTAAACATTCTGGTTTACGCTTTGGAAATAACTTGTTTAGTTTGTCTTTACGTTCATTACATCCACAGTCATCTCCTGCTATCCATTTGACCGCTCTCTTTATCCCAGTAGCTTTAGTTATCTTTTCTACCGTATCTCCTAAACCTTTACTTGATTCTGCGTGGTTCTTCTTCCACACTTTGTATGCCTTTGTCCTTTTGTCGCCTTTAAATTCTGTCATAATCTTTATTTAAATAATCTTCAAAGTCCTCTTTAAATATTTCTCTTAGTTCTTCCTTACACTTTTTTAGTGTGTTAAATATACTTACCCAACTTATGTTGGTTTCTTTTGCTATTTTTCTAATAGACATATCGGTGTCCCTGTACAATCTAAATAGCGTTTTGTCATACCACCTCCAACCATCTATGTGTTTATCTATCTTAGTGGTGATTTCGTTGTAACCTATTTGGTCATCCATTTCCGAATCGTCCGCAATTTGCGTATAAGTTTCTTCATCGTCAATTTCGATTTTCTTGATTTTGTTTTTAGCATTACAATACTGTAAAAAAATAGACCGAAGGGTAAAATAGCAATAACCCCTGCTAACAACACCCTTATCAATGATTTTTTCTTCACTTGCATATTTGTTTAATACAAGGTACATCTCCTGCACAATATCTTCCGCATAGTCAAACTCGCCAAAAGAATGTACAATCTTAATCCATTCACTATGCCTTGCAGCAACTTTATTTAGCCATTGCGCCTCTCCCATTCTACGTTTATACTAATTATACCTAATAAGCATTGCAAAGTATATTCAGTAATTTCTGTATTGTTTTCTGTGTATGTTTCATCGTGTACCAAAGCACCAATAACAAATCCCTTTATAGGACTTATAATTATCTCGGCTCGTACTACAAATCCTACTACTACAAAAATACCACCTATTGTCATCAGTAATATAAATATATGTAAAATCGGACTTGCAAAAATGTTTGGTTCTATCATATCTGTATTGGTTTTAATTCTTTGTAGTTAATTAAGTCTTGCCCTTTGTATTCAAATCCTATATTATTTAAAGCCATTCTTAATTTTATGGGTTGTTCGTAAGGTGTACACCTTCCACCTGTTTCGTTTTCTTTAACCTTTAATACGTGTATATTACTATACATCCAATCGCTTGGGTGGCTTGTGTATCTATGTATGCAGTAAACATCATCTGCACGGTTACCCCATTTACCTCCACCCTCTACACCTGCTAAACCTAAAGGCATCGGTAAGTTTTCGTATTCGTGTCCTTTTATGTGAGTTTTTCGCAACGACTCCGTTACTCCGTGTGCATTTAAAAATACCGTTACATTTTTCTTTTTTGCAAATAGTCTAAATTCACTACTCACTTGGTAGTCGTACTCGTGGCTTCCTACCGCTCTTAAAAGCTGATGGTCTTTTGCTAAACTATTGTAAGGGTCTATAAGTAAACCATTATAATCCCAAGCATCCTTTACTGCATTAGCTTCTTTTAATAAATCCTTGTAAGTATACAAATCCTCAACATCTATAATCTTAAAATGTTTATCGCACCATACTACTGCATCAGCTATGTCTTTTTCTTCTGCCTTATGTATTGGTGTACCCATTTTAAATTCTATAATCTTTCTAACTATGCTTTGTGGTGTGTTTTCGCTTGACCAAATTAAAAACCTTAGGTTGTGTTTAATTGCCCACAAGGTCAATAAATAACATATCACGGTAGTCTTTCCTACATTTGCGTGTCCAATTAATAAATTAAAATTACCTTGCTTGTAGCGTATGTACTCGTCTATTTCAGGCACTCCTATCTTTAACCCTTCCTTTACCCTTCCGTATTTTATATCCAGTATTTTGTCTTGTATTGCTTTACTTTGTGCTATCATCTTATTTGGTTGTTTTCCAGTCCATATTTTAACTTTTCTTTTTTAGAATCTCTTGGTTCAGGTTTGTATTCGTATCCCAATATAGGATTTATATTATAATTCCAAAAATCCACAGGAAACTTATCGCCTTGTTTTAGTTTTTTAAGCATAAAAAAAAGGGGGTGTTACCCCCCTCATTATTAAAATGGTAAATCTACTCCCTCTCTTGCAGGGTTTTGTTGTGTATTAGTAACTTCGTTGTTTATAATGTTTGCAACCTTCCAACCTACTATGTTATTGTAGTATTTTCCGTTATACTCATTACCTCTTAGATTTACTCCTACCGCTACTTTATCTCCAATGCTTTGTTTTTTTACTAAGTCTAACTTGTCGTTTAAAAATTCAATAGCAATATCTTGTGGGTATTTAGTATCTTCATCAATAGTCAATACTATTTGTTGTTTAGTAAATTTGTCACTTACTTTAACTGGTTCCGTAATTACTTTAATTGTTCCTCTTAATTCCATTTATAATTTATTTAATTCTAATTCAACTTCTTTACTTATATTATATTTTTTTTTTATATCAATTATATTACCGCCACCTTTAACAAATTCTATAGCTTTATTATATTCATTAGTATTAAAATTTAAAAACTTTTTAGGTAATATTTTTCCACTTGCTAAATTTGCATCATCATCATCAGCTTGTAATCCAAGTAAAGATGTAAGTGTATAACGTCTATAATATGTTATTGCACTTCCTATTTTTTGTGCATCATCGATTTGTGGAAGCGTTAATGTACTATCTATACTTCCTCCATCTTCTAAACAAATAAGTCTACTACATACCATGTTATCAATAATTGGCTGTATTAATAATATTTTATTTTTTGTTAATATAGGTTGTAATTGTTTAATAAGTGAATTTATATCAAAATATTTTGATTTATAATAAGGATTTGATGTATCTTTACTAAGCGCACCTATTTCTTGCTGAATATTAAAAAGTTTACTATATATATCAGTGTTTTTTACTTCCATAATAAATACCGTTTTTAATGTTTAACTGTTTTTTTAGTTGCTCGTTTTCTTCTTGCAGTTCTAAGACCTTGCCATAGATTTCTGCTTTTGTAAATTGTTCCATAGTGCTAATATAGTAAAAAATTTTTAATAAAAAAAAAGGGGTAGTAATTAAACCACCCCTAACAATAAAACAATAAAAAACAAAAATTACTGGAAAGTCTTTAGTTTTGCTTGGTAATCATTAATCATATCCTGCAAGTCTTGATTACTAAACTTAACTATTTCTTTACTTTTCAAATATAACTCATTTGACAGTTCAGAACCAAGAAAAATAGAAAATTTATATTGTTCTCCCTGTTTAAACATATTGCATCCTACGCACTGCGGTTGTACATTTTCTTCATCCCATCTTGTAGCGTAATGCTTTCTACTCATAAAATGTCCTGCTTGTATGTTTTTCCAATGGTACTGCTTTCCACAAGTAAAACACCTACAAAAGCCCCTTTCATCTGCCTTGCTTAGTCTTATATACTGACTAAACACTACATCTAACTTCTTTACTAATTTACTTCGTGTTGGTTTTTTAGCAGTTTTTGGCATAGTTTTTCTATACATCTATATGGTTAAGCAACATCTTACCAGTTACTTCGTCAATACCCTTAATATTCTTGTAAATATACTTACTATCAGCTTTTACTTTAGTTTTTTCAGTTTTAGTACTGTCAATACCTAAGTTTGTATATTGGTTTGCATCTAACTCCAAAAGTAAATCAGTACGTTGTTTAACTGATAATGCAAAATCTTTAGCTATTTTTTCAGCTAATTGTCTAATAGTAGTATCTTCCATAGTATTTATTAAATAGTTTAACATTATATACCACTTACCCACCAAAATTACAGTTTTTTTTTTAAAAAAGTAAAA